GAACTGTTGAAGCTGTTCATCATGCGCGTCGAGCGACTGACCGGGCAGCGCGGTGCATCGTCGGACCGCGATCATCGATGGGCGGCGCGACAGGTCGGCATCATCTGCGACGTGGTCTCTGATCTTCCGCCGGGAGAAGAATTCCCGGACGATCATCCGGTCAGGCAGTTCATCGTGACATCGGAGAAACATCCCGAGGCGAACATGGAGCACGCCGCAGAAATTTGCAAAGCGTTGGTCTCGCGCGAGGCCGCGCCGGAATGGGAGCGGATGCAAGCCGCACTTGGCGTGCGGAGACGTGGCTTGCGCGCTATCGGTCTTGCTCCGCTTGCCTCCGGCATTGCGCACCACCTGACCGCAGAAGGCGACGACCTGACTGACAAAAAGGGAGAGGCGCCAATTCTTCGCAAGATCAGCCACGACGACATCGACATGGAGAAGGACGAGGATGTCGGCCTGATCGATCAGTTCTCGATCCAGACCAACGTCGCCAGCGTCAAGGCGAAGGAAACACCGGACAAGATCGAAGCTGACGGTGAGGTGGAATGAGGATCAAGGTCGACTACAGCGCGGTGATGAACTACATCGCGAAGCTGTCGAAGGCTGAAGAGATCACGACGCCGGCCATATCGGTCGGGCTCAACGAAGTCGGTGACGGCCTGATCACGGTGCTGGCCAGCAACATTGCGAGAGAAACCGGACTTGGCGTCGAAGAGGTGCGCGGCCTGATGCAGGTGAAGCGCGCGACCAAGAACGATCTCAATTACGACATCACCGTCGACGGTCGGCTTCTCGAAGATGATCCGAGAACGCTGGAGGGCAAGCGCGAGTCGCGCGACTTCGGCAAGCAACGTCCCGAGACGCTAGTCATCATCGTCAACGTCAAGGACGATCTGGTTTGCATGGACTGTGAAGAGCTCGCCGCCGCTGGCCCGATGCCCATTGAGATCGCGCGCGAGCACATCCCGAAGCATCCGCACTGTCGCTGCACCATCATGCCTTACGTGCCGAAGGGAAGGCGCATGCCGGTGCAGATGACGTCACTGACCGGCACGCGAGAGTCGCGGCGATCCGGTGGCAAGGCTAACCGCGAGATGACGCTGCGGCAGATGGCGCAGGAAATTCTCGACAAGATGGCAACGACAATTCGCATCCAGTTGAAGTGAGGCAGCGATGGCGGACGACACTCAACGCTTGCTCGCACAGGTCGCGGACTTGCGCCGGCAGATGGCCGATCAATTCCAGCACGGCACCGTGCACGAGGTGAAGGGCACCAAACTGCGGATGTCGCTCGGCAAGACCAAGGACGGCAAGGACATCCTGTCGCCGTGGCTCAACACCACCAACATGCGCGGCGGCGCACGCGAACAGCGCTTCTACAAGAAGGGCCAGAACCTTTCGATCATCGCGCCCGGCGGCGATCTCGCGCAGGGCATGCTGGCACCGTTCGCGCCGAACAAGGATTTCAAGACGCCCGAACACGCTGACGGATCGGGGCAGGACGAGGAGAGCTATCAACAGGACGACTATCGCGGCAAGACCACCAAGGAAGGCCACGATCACTGGCTGCAAGAGGAGGAGAAAGAACAGCAAGGGCAAGGTGGTCAGCAAGGCGGTGGCGGCAAGCAACAGAAGAAGGGCCACACGGGCGGCGACAAGGCGATCATGAAAGCCCGGATGAACAAGGACGGCGGTCACACCTACCGCGTCGGCAAGGACTCGCGCCTCGCCGCGCACAAGGACGGCGCGAAGATCAGGATGGGCTCTGACTGGGTGGTGGTGACCAAAGGCAAGATCATCTTCTCGCAGCCACCGATCCTCGGCAAGGACCCGATCAAGAACGACGACAAGTAACTCAACAGGAGAAGCCAGATGGCAAGCATGGTACGGACGCCGCGAATCCTACAGAAGTTCTACGTCTACGATCCCAACATCTCCGACACGTTCGGTGGCCTGCGCGTGTTGCAGGACAAGGACGACAAGGGCAACGTCAAGGACGACAGCAACCACGTGCTCGCGGTGGTGCAGCAAGTGCAGTACTGGATTGATCAGGGCTTGATCGGCGAGAAGCCGGTTGGCGAGATCAGCGCCGCGCACAAGAAGTTGCTGGCGCAACTGACGCGCGGGCGCAGCGAGGACAACGACGCCCCGCTCCCGCGCATCCCGCGCTATGACCGCAAGGTGCAGTCCGGTCATCCGGCGCTCGCCGGCCAGCCCGGCTACGTGCAGCGCAAGAACCGCCGCAAACAGCGGCAGCAAGACCGCAAGAAGGAAGGCAAGCCGCCGAAGAAGCCCGAGCCCAAAGCGGCGCAGGCCTGATCGATGGCGGATTACGTCTACGATCCAAATCTGGAGATGTGGCCAGACCTCAAGTATGGCCGCATCGTCCTCAACCCTGTGCGCATCGGCATGGACCGATACACGGGCAAGATGCTCACGGGTTGGGATCACGTGATCCAGTCGATGCTGTTAATCTTCGCGACCAAGTATCACGAGCGCGTTCTACGCCGATGGGTCGGATGCTACGTGCCGCACCTGATCGGCGAGAACGCCACCGAGACAACGATCTGCCGGTTCTACTGGGCCATCGGCACCGGGCTCGATCTGCACGAACCGAACTACCGCGTCCAGCGTGTACGCACCAGCACGCGTGCTGACGGAACAAGCCTGACATCGCCGGAGGAATTGCGCACCGGCAAGCTGACCACGTCGATGGAGGGCGTCTATCGGCCACGTGGTCATCTCGGCAACAGCGATCCGCAGATCAGGCGCGCGGTCGGTCTGGTGTCGCGCGGCTACAATCTGTGGGAACGACAGGCCGGCTACGTCTCCGGCGCGCCTGAATACGGCCTCGGCACCACGCCGAACATTCCGCCGGGGAGCAAGCTATGAGCGACGTCTACATTCAGGCCGGCGGGCAGGCTCTGGCTGACAGGTTGACCGACCGCATCTCGGTCATCCTGCCGGCGAACCTCCAGCCGATGATCGTGCTGGAGAAGCTGGACGTCGAGACCATCCTTGCGCAGAGGATGGCGCGGCTCAAGCAACTGTGGGCGCACTACGACCCGCCGGCTGCGGCGCAGTACGATGTCGAGAACCTTGAGTTCGATCCGATCAAGATCAACCAAGAGGTCTGCGCGTATTTCGAATTGCTGTTGCGCGACCGCGTCAATCAGGCGGCGCGCTCGGTCACGCTGGCCTATGCGATTGGCACCGACCTCGATGCCATCGCGTCACGCTATCCCGGCGGCGTGCCACGGCTGCCGAACGAAAGCGACGACCGCTATCGTCGGCGCATCTGGCTTTCGCCGAACGTGCTGTCGCCGCACGGCACCGCCGAGGCCTACGAATTCTGGGCGCTGACCGCGCTGCCTTCGCTGCGTGACGTCACCGCGATCCGCTCTGTGCAGTTCGATTACTATCCGACGATCCTGATCACCTGCCTGAAAGAACCGCCGGCAGACCCGAAGCCGACCGACGAAGAACTGGTGCGCGTCCGCGCCTACATCCAGTCGCTGTCGCGGCAGGGACTGACCGACGTCATCTCGGTCAACCCGCCGAAGATCAGGGAGATCGAATACAAGATCGCCGTCTGGTTCTATCCCGGCACCAATGCCGACACCACCATGAGCCAGATCGTCGGCAACATCGCGACGCTGGTGAATGACCAATACTGGCTCGGCCACGATCACAGCCACACCGCGATTCATGCCGCGTGCCGGATGACCGGCGTGCACCACGTCGACATCGAAGCCCCGGAGGATGACGTGATGGTGCCGCTCGACTGGCTGATCAAGGTCACCAACGTCACCGTTCGAAACGCCGGGCGTGCCCTATGAGCGACATCGTCACCGAAGGGATCATTCCATACCCCGGTGCGAAGCTTCTCTATCGCTCGGCGTCAGGCCTCGAAAAGTCGATGGCCGACGTCGATGGCGAGCGGCTGATCGGCACCTACGCCGAGATCATCATCGACCAGTGGGACCCGTACAAGATCAGCGTCAACAACCTGCCCTATCTCGGCTACGCGATGGGCGTGATGCTGTGGGAGGATGGCTGGAGCGAGTCGACGCAGCGTGAGTGGGTCGCGCATCAGTTCGAGTACAAGTCGCTGCGCGGCACGCAGGCCGGCATCGAGATGGCGCTCAATTACACCGGGCGCGATTTCACGGGCGGCTACTACATCGTGCAGGCGATGCGACCGCCGCAGTGTTTCTTCGCTTCGCCGTCGATGTCGAAGGAGGCCTACGACTTCTGGATTCACTTGCTGCCGGAGGTGCGGATCACGTTCGAGGAGGGCGTCGGCTGGGACGGCGTCGACGTGATGTATGTGCGCGACGGCGGCGTCAATGACTTCGTCGGGCTCGATGACGGTGAGGCGCTGTACGGTCGCAAGGCCTACCTGCGCATTCGCGGCGTCGACAAACCGATCCAGATTTATTCGTTCACCAAGACCATCAACGGCGTGGCCTCGGTCGACTTCGAACAGGTGGCGATCCCGGGACTTGCCGGCCCGGCCTACATGACCGAGGACTTCGTCAACGACGAACAGTTCGTCTGCGCCGAAACCATCAAGCCGCAACTGGTGACGATCCGCGTCGACGGCTCATACAACCACGAGCAAAGCCAACTGCATCTCGACACGGTGCTGCCGGGGCTTGAGCCGATTGACGTTCGCTATGAAAGGGAGAGCGACATCGGCTGGGGCAATTCGTTCTTCTTCGTCGGCGACTGGAGCGACTCACGCAGCCTGTTGCCGGGCGATGAATTCCATCCGGACCACGAACTACCCGACACCATCCCGCGCCCGACGCATCCGATCATTCTTCCGCCGACGCCACCGAACACGATTCCTTATCCGGTGCCGCCCGTGCCCATCGTCTACTACGCCGACGCCGGCTACGACGCGGCGCGCATGCTGGCGGATCGCATCTTCCTGTACGACCCCGACATCGTCGGCACCATCACAGGCGGCATCTCCTACGTCGGCGTCGATTACGTCTCGTGGCCGGCCTACACCGCCGACCTGATGATCGACATGAACACCGACGACGACGTGTGGAGTTGGTTCGGCGATGAAGGCTTCGTCACTGACGACAACTACTTTGCGAGCGAGCCTGACCTACGGGACTTCGACCGCAGCAACCGGGCGGTCGTTACATCACAAGCGCTGAGAGATCGGGTGCGCGTTGCATATGATCCAACGCGCCTGATCGAACTACGTGAACGCGCTTACAACGAAACCACTATTGACCAGCAAGTCGTGAACTTGCTCTAGGAGAGGCAGCATGGAACGCAAGGTTAACATTCAAGACTGGCAGAAGGTCACGGTCGAGGACTTCAACAACTTCGGTCTATTCCCGCGATCTTCATTCGATCACATCGTTGGCGATACCTTGATCCCGACGATGGCCTACACAGGTTTCACTGCGGTGCAGACTGCGCCAGCGGTTGTTACCGTTGGCAATGGTCGCCTCTATCACGCCGGCCTTGTGTTCTACAACGACAGCGAGGGTGGCTCGTCGCTCGATCTGTTGGGCGTACTGCCGGTGGTGACGCGGCGATATGTCGGCGTCGTGGTGTGGGGACAGGAAGTCGAGACCGACACCGAACCGAGAACCTTCCTTACCGATCCGGTAACACGTGCCACGGTCGCGCGCGTGGTGTCGACCGAGAACCGCCGCTGGGCCAACGTCTCCACCGTGGTCGGTGCCGAAGGACCTGATCCGCAACATCCATCGGTGGCATCGAACACGCTGGATGACCGAATGAACGAGATGGATGCGTGGCGTGCGGGTGCCACGTCACGGCTCGATACGCTGGCGACCGACATGGCATCGCTGGCGCTGCGCATCAACGGCACCGCCTCGATGCGGTTCGTGATGAAGGTCGCCGCTGACGTCGCGCGCGTGAAGGAAGTCCTGAACCTGCCCGACACCTATTCGTCATGGGGCGCTGATCACTTCCTGACGACGGATGAGTCCGACGTCACGCACGTCGACTATCTTGCCAAGATCGAGGAGGGCATTCGATTCCCCGATGCTGCGCAGCGCGACGCGCAGATGGGCTTGCTCAATCCGATGGACCCGGCGGTCATCAATCAGGCCAACTTCGTGCTGCCGGTCTACGACCCGGTGACGCGGCTTGAGGTGCTCGGCAAGGACAGTGATCTGTCGATCTCGCAGTACCAGTATCAAACCATCAGTTGGGAATTGTGCGCCAAGACCCGCACGCGGGTGCGCTGGGGCACGGCGTTCTATGTCTGTGCCAACGGCGTCTGGTGGTTCGCACCATCGGGTCGTGACTGGGTGTCATCGATCAACTCCGGCGAGTCACAGGGCGCACAGGCCGGCGGCATGACGCCGAACACCGACCTGATCTTCGATCCGATCAAGAACATCCTGACGCGCGGAAACGAGACCTTCATGATTCTCGACGTGCAGGACAACCCGAACCACACCATCCTGCGGCTGGCACAGTACTGGGTCGATGAAATCATCGACTCGTATTACTGGCGGCAGGTGGTCACCATTGAAGGCCTGTCGGGATCGGTGGTCTCGCAGACCTTCCTCAATTCACAGGGCGGCTGGCTGATCGCGGTCGAACTGTTCTTCTCGCGCATCGCGGCAACTGGCGACGTGCACTGCCTGATCTGCGAGTGCAACACCACCGGCTCGCCGAACTTTGAAAAGACCATCGCGCGCTCGACCAAGCCGGCGGACCTTCTGCGGATCGATCCGAACGCCACCAAGTTCGACTTCCTGCCGACCTATCTGGCGAAGGGCATTCGCTACGCCATCGTGTTGCAGACGGCGGGCAACCACTTCATCTCCCTCGTGCACAACAACAAGTTCGCGCAGGGTTCGCTGTTCTCATCGACCGATGGCGCGTGGTCGGTTGGCGATCTGACCAAGGACATGGCGTTCCGGTTGAACTTCGCCAAGTTCAGGAGCAACCGCTGCGAAGTGCAGTTGCTGTCGCTCGAATTGAACGGCGGCATGGCCGCGATCGATCTCAACTTCGATAGTACGCGTCCGCCCGGCACCACGATCTCATTCGAGGTACAGATCACTGGCAACTGGGTGCCGCTCGGCTACTACGCATCCAACCCGCTGATCGCATTGCCGCCGCTGTTGCCGTTCCGC